ACCTATCAAGGAAATTGAAAAAGGCTTGAATTTCAATCTGTTAAAGGTGAAAGCGGTGCTACTGACGCACGAGCACAAAGACCACTCAAAAGCCCTAGCTGACCTAAAACTGACAGGCATACCAATATTCACGCCATACGAGAGCGAAACTATTGAGCGCAAGCCACGCAAATACGGCGAGTTTACAGTTTATCCTTTGCCTATGATGGATAAGAATTTTACTACTTGGCAACACACAAATGCTGATGGGAGCGAGTGCAAGTGTTACGGCTTTTACATCAAGTGGCGCGAGGAAAAGATACTTTATATCACCGATACGAAATGTATCGTGTGGAATTTTAAGGAACAGAAGATAAACCACATAATCTTGTCGGTCAACTACGATACTGATTTGACGGACGAGAACAACGCGAAAAAAGCCCACGTTCTGACAGGACATCTTAGCTTGCAGTCGGCGGTGAAGTTTATTGAAGCAAATTACACGGATAGCTTGCGAAATGTTGTCGCTTGCCATTTGAGCCGAGATAATGCAAACAAGGATAAAGTTATCGAAGAAATTAAAAAAGTCGCTTGTGGGGCAAATGTGAGCGTTGCAGAAAAGGGTAAGATGATTGAATTGAGGTGATGAAACTTGAAATACTACACAAAATGCGAAGCGTGTGAGAGCTTTGACAAGTGCCGTAGCTTTGACTATCTCAAACTTGTCAAGGCAGAGGGTTATATCGGTGAACATTATGTGCAAAAGCCCAGCGTTGTTTGCGGTAAACAGTTCACTTGCAACGACTGCAAGTACCTTGATTGTGACTATCGCAGTCGCGAGATTGGCAGACTGAACGCTTGCAGGAAAGGGCATATACCTTTTGTGAGGTGTGAGGATTTTGTAGATGAGAATGAGCAGATTTGTGAGATTTGCAAGAATATAAGGTGCATTTCTCCAAAGGACTACGAGTACAACGGCAAGGAAACTTATGTGATTAGATATGTCGGCATTGGCAGAGGGCATTATGAGTATCGGCTTATCAGATTGCCGAGCGAAAAGGAACTTGAAAAAGATGGATTAACAATTAACTTCTGCCCGATTTGCGGCAGGAAATTGGAAGAATAGATAATCAGAAAGGAGCTAAAGAGGTTTGTCCGGACAACAAAAGCTAGCTTTACTCCCGAAGATTTATGAATTATACGGAATTTTTACAGACAAAGATTGACATTGCAAAAGAAACAGGATTTGAAGTGTCTGAAAATGAAATAAATTCAGCACTTATGCCACATCAGAAAGACGCTGTTAGATGGGCGTTAAGAGGTGGCAGACGAGCTTTGTTTGAAAGCTATGGATTAGGTAAGACTGTGCAGGAATTAGAGTTCCTACATCAAGTTGTAAAGAAGTTTGGCGGTAAAGCCTTGCTTGTGTGTCCTTTAGGCGTGAAGCAAGAGTTTACGAGAGACGCTGTGAAAGTCTTGGGCTATGAAGCACCGCAGTATGTAAAAACAATGGAAGATGTTAAGGATAGCGCAACGGACATTGTTATCACAAACTACGAGAGGGTGCGTGACGGAGATATTGAACCGACATATTTTATGGCTACATCACTTGATGAAGCAAGCGTTTTAAGAAGTTTTGGAAGCAAGACCTATCAGACATTTCTTGATAAATTCAAGGGTGTGCCGTACAAGATGGTTGCGACAGCTACGCCGTCACCAAATAAATACAAGGAGCTTATTCATTATGCAGGATATTTAGAGGTTATGCCAACGGGACAGGCGTTGACAAGGTTCTTTCAGCGCGACAGCACAAAGGCAAATAACCTGACCTTATATCCGAACAGAGAAACGGAGTTTTGGCTATGGATTTCAAGCTGGGCGTTATTTTGCACAAAACCATCTGACTTAAATCCTGATTATTCAGATGATGGCTATGTATTGCCTGAACTTGAAGTCAGATGGCACGAGATACCGATTGAATACGGCAAGGAAGTTGACAGAAATGGACAATTCACATTGTTCAATGACGCGAATGTGGGTTTGAAAGAGGCTTCTCACATAAAGGGCAGCTCAATCAATGAACGCATTGAAAAGATGGTTGAAATTGTAAACGCAAGCCCTGATGACCACTTTGTATTGTGGCACGACAGAGAAGCGGAACGCCACGAGATTGAAAAGGCATTGCCAGAAGTTGTTTCAATATGGGGCAGCCTTGATTATGACGAGAGAGAAAAGCGTGTTATTGACTTTTCAGAGGGCAGAACGAGGCTATTTGCCACAAAGAAATCATTGAGTGGCAGCGGTTGTAATTTTCAAAGATATTGCCACAGGGAGATTTTCTTAGGCATTGATTATGAAGCAAATGATTTCTTGCAGGCTATTCACCGCTGCTACAGATTTTTGCAGGACGAGAAAGTTATTATCGATATCATCTATATGGAAAGTGAACGAGGTGTGAAAGATGTTCTTTTAGAGAAATGGAAACGCCACGATGAAATGGTCGAAAAGATGATAGAGATTGTTAAGAAATACGGCTTAAACAATACAAATAGATTTGAGCAGCTAAACAGAAAGATGGGAGTTGAGGAAGTGGTTGTAACAGGAGAAAGATATACAGCGGTAAATAATGATTGTGTGGAACACACAAGGACAATGGCAGATAACAGCGTTGACCTCATACATACGTCAATTCCGTTTGGAAATCATTATGAGTATTCGCTGAATTATAACGATTTTGGGTGCAATGAAAATGATGATGAGTTTTTCAAACAGATGGACTTTTTAACACCTGAATTATTAAGAGTGTTAAAGCCGGGCAGAGTGGCAGCTATCCACGTCAAAGACAGGGTTCTTTTTGGAAACGCCACAGGAACAGGTATGCCGACAATAGAGCCGTTTCACGCTGATTGCATACATCACTATATGAAGCATGGATTTCAGTATTTTGGAATGATTACAGTTGTCACAGATGTTGTCAGAGAAAACAATCAGACATACAGATTGGGCTGGACGGAACAATGTAAAGATGGCTCAAAAATGGGCGTAGGCTGCCCTGAATATGTTTTACTTTTCAGAAAGCTACCTACTGACACCACAAAGGCTTATGCCGACACGCCGGTTGTGAAAACTAAAGAGGATTACACAAGAGCACAATGGCAGATTGACGCACACGCGTATTGGAGAAGCAGCGGAGACAGGCTAATCAGCAAAGAGGAAGTTGAAAGTATGAGCGTTGACAATTTGCAGACTGTGTATCGTCAGTATTCTCGTGAGAATGTATATAACTATGAAGAACACGTCGCGCTTGCAAAGAAGTTAGATGAAAACGGAAAGCTGCCAGCTATCTTTATGGTTGTCGCGCCCGGCTCGTGGAATGCCTTAGAAGTCTGGGACGATATAAACCGAATGAGAACGCTAAATACAGCGCAAAGCAGTCGCAGAAAACAGCTTCACGTTTGCCCTTTACAGCTAGACATTGTTGAGCGAATTATCAACAGATATTCAAACGAGGGTGATTTAGTATACGACCCATTCGGCGGTTTGGGAACAGTACCTATGTCGGCTGTCAAAATGAACCGCAGAGGTTATATGTGTGAGTTGAATGCGGATTATTTCCGCGACGCAGTAGGGTATTTGCAGGCAGCAGAAAACGAGATAACAGCACCGACATTGTTTGATTTCATAAATTAAGTTATCAAGCAAAGATTGATGATTAGGAGGTTGAGAATATGAAATTTATTAGCAATTCAAAATATGGTGAGCCAGTAGAAAGCGGAACAATTTACAGGTGCGAATATGGCTCTGTGAGGGTAACTATCCACAAGATTATCCATCTTGACGGCTGGCATTTAAGCTGTAGTTCGGTCGGAATTTCTGAGCAGAAATTGAAAAGTGAAAGTTTAATGTCTGCTATCAATGAGGGCATTGATTTAGTGAGCAAGGCGATAGATAAGATGAAATGTGACACAGAAACAATCAAGAGCGAAGATATTGAGATTTCAAGGTATTAGGGGGGTTGAGAATGACAGACGCAGAAATTGACGCAGAACTTTTACAGCAACACATAGCGGAGTGCGGACGCAGAATTAAAAATATCAGATGGTTTATCCGTACTGGTGAAATACATCTGCACGTTGATACAGCGCAGGAAAACATCAAGATTTTAAGTGAGGGTATTAAGGCTTGTGAGAAGCAGATAGCAAAGAAAGTTGTTATGAAGCCGCAGTTTGAAAATGGAGATTGTTTAATTGAACATTGCCCGACTTGTAATGAGATTTTAACCGATTATGTGTCAAAAGATTTTCAAAAATACTGTATGAATTGCGGACAAAAATTGAAATGGGGTGATGATGAGTGACAGCGCAAGAAGCACTAGCCAAAGGACTTGAAGAATTTATCCTTGTCTACAAGTTTTGGTTCAGAAACGGCACTTACATCGAAAAGAGGGTGCATATTACAGAAGATAATGTGGAGAAATGTTCACCGATAGAAAAATTCACAGACATATTTGAAAAAGCATTTCAAGAGAACCCTGATGGACATGTTGGAATAGAACAATTTATTGTCAGGGTATCAGATGTGATTGCTTTTGATGTTGAAATAGAGGAGGTTGAGAAATGAGGATAATATCGCAGGATAATAGAATTGATTTGCCTTATGGAGAATTTGGGTTAGCCATAACGCAGGATAATTGCATTGTCGCAATGAGAAATGTTGCGGATACGCCTGATAACATAGTAGCAAGCGTTATAGCTGAATATTCCGCCGAAGAAAAAGCTATGAGAGCTATGGAAATGTTGCGCGAGGAATATAGAAAAATTCGAGAGTATGAAACAGATTATATGGGCTTTGCATTTGACCCGCCGAAAGTTTTTCAGTTTCCACAGGATAGTGAGGTGTGATATGGCAAGAGAAAGGCGAAAACAATTCTCAAAGGAGGAACGCAAAAAGGTTTATCAGAAATATGGCGGACATTGCGCTTATTGTGGCTGTGAGCTTTTGCTGAAAGATATGCAAGTAGACCATTTTCATTCTGTGTATAAGTCGGAGCAAAGCTGGACAGATGTGGATAATTCTTTTGAAAACCTAATGCCAGCTTGTAGGGCTTGCAATTTCTACAAGAGCACGTATTCGTTAGACTTATTCAGAAAAATGATACGGGGTATTCCAAAAAGACTTGAAAAGGAATTTATTTACAAGTTGGCAATTAAATACAATCTGATTGAGGTTACGGATAAGCCCGTAGAGTTTTATTTTGAGAAAATAGATAGCTTGAAGCGAATGTCGCAAAGTTATCAAGAATTGAGGTGATGAACAATGCTAGTTCCAGCAATCCTTTACAAGACCGAAATTGAGTCGATTTTTGCAAAGGAAATTTACACAGATGATTATTTTTACTACACAGGCTATGCGCACGGACACGAGTTGCCAAACATAGTAATTGAGGACAACTTGTATCAATGGGCGATTGTTGACTATCACAATGAATTGATAGGTTATATGGCGTACAGAGTATCTGATAGTGGCGATTGTGCATACAACTTTGGACTTTATTCATTCGACAAGGGCAATCTAATTGTCGGACGTGACTTGTTCACAAAGATGGAAGAACTGGTACAGCAATACCACAGGATAGAGTGGCACGTTGTAGGCGGTAATCACGTCAAAAGAAGCTATGATAATTTTTGCAAGAAGCACAATGGCTATTGTGTGAGGTTGCACGACGTTTGCAAGGATAATTATGGGAATTATCACGACGAGTTTATTTATGAGATTATAGATGGGGGGAGGAAATCATAAATGCCTGACTTATTGCAAAGCAAAAAGCGAAAAGCTAGAAAAATTCACATTTGCGATTACTGTGGTGAAAACATCAATGTAGGCGAAACCTATAATTGGAGCAAACTTGTGTGTGATGGGGATTTATACGAGTGGAAATCGCACGAGAAATGTTTGAGTGTCGCTTCTTTTTTATGGAATATGGTAGACCCTGATGATGGTATGACAGGCGAAGTTTTCTGCGAAGTGTGTCTTGAATTTTGCAGAACTTTCATTTGCTCTGATTGCACTTATTTCAATAAGGATAGCGAGGATTGTGAGAAAGAACTTGATTTCTGCGTTGAAAAAATATATGAGTTTTCAAAAACTCACAATTTAAGACGAAGTAAAGAATATCCGTGGGCGTGGGAATGTTTTCTGAAAAGTGAGGAGGTTAAAAATTAAATGATTAAATTAGAGAATACAGAAGTAGTAGGTTGGCAAGCGGCTATAAGAGGTATGCGAAATTCGTATAACTCGTGGGATAAGAGCGATAGTGGAATGTGTGATGATGAAAGAGTGGGGCGTGTAGATTGTACTGATTGCAAATACGACAGTCTTATGTATTGTTCGTCACCGATAAAGAATTTTATCATAGGCAAGAATGATTTAGAACTTATGAAAAAACTATCTAAAGCAGGAACAGACCATAGAAAATTTATGCGAATGATAACAGTATATGTAGATGTGACAGCACCTATGTATTTTTGGAAGCAAATAGACCAATACAAGGTCGGAACTGTTAGAAACTCGTGTAGCACAATGCATACGATAACTAACAAGGAATTTACACTTGATGATTTCAGCTGCGAGCATTTGATGAGCAGTTCTGCTAACAATGAATTATGTGGTTTTTATGTAGCACAGTTTGATTTTGCGTATCCTAAAAACATTTTAAAGTATACAGTAAAGATGTTAAATATTTGTAGAGAAAAATATCTTGAAACAAAAGATAAGAAATACTGGTATCAGATAATACAGCTTCTTCCATCAAGTTACAATCAGAAATCAACTTTAATGTTGAATTATGAGGTGTTAGCGAATATCTATCCCAGCAGAAAAGACCACAAGCTTGATGAATGGAAAATGTTTTGCGAGTGGATAGAGAGCTTGCCGTATTCAGAAATAATAACAGGAAAGGAGTAGCAATATGTCGAGATTGCAATTAGCAATAGTCATTTACATTTGCGTGATTATCGTAGATTTTTTAGCGGTGTTGTACTCGGGTGATTTAGATTTTGATTGTACGCCGAAGCAGATGTACGAGAGCACCAACCTGAATATGTTCGGCTGTTGCGTGCTATGGCTGATATTTTTCATTCTGAACCCGATACTGTTTATTTGCAAGTTTATTGGGTGGGTATTTACTGTTGGGAGGAAAGATGAAGATGAATAAAACTTTTATTAAGGCAGACAAAGAATGTGATGGGTGCGGATATCGCATTGAAGATTATAGCCGTAAAGAAATATATTGCACAGCGGATAATTGTCAACATTTAAGCAAAGTTAGGCTGATACCTAACGTAGATGTAGAAAAGGTTGAAGTCACGCGCGAAGCAGAATTGAAAGATATGGTCGAAATCGAAGCAGATAGCGGTTGCCTCGCTTGCAAATGGCTCAAAGGAAGATGTTCTAAAGAATACTGTGCATTTAGCGTAACCACAATGGAATGTGCGCATTTAGACGCTGTAAAAGTGAAGCATACTGAAATCAACAAGAGTCTTGTTTCACACCCACAGCACTACAACAAAGAGGGTCACTCTGAATGTTGGGATGAAATGAAAAATCTGTTTGGTGTAAAAGCCGTAATCATCTTTGATTTGCTGTCGGCGTACAAATACTACTATCGTGCAGGCTTAAAGGATGGCAATTCAAGTGAGCAGGAAAACGCCAAGATTGAGGTTTATATGAACCACGCGAAAGATTTAATTATGAAGATGGTTGCGAATGGTGACAGATATATGATGGAGTACGCGGAGCATT